CTCCTTTTTAAACCACCGTAAGTACCAGCTAATACGCTATAACAGATGTCTATAGTACTGTTTTGATAAGCCTGAATCTCATTAATGTTTCCTGAATTATTGTGAGAGATCTGCAAGTCACTACCTGCACCAAATTTAGCTATATCACCATCACCTAGTTTTAAACCGCCTACCGTTGCGACTAATGAAACTGTAGCTGCTCCAGTAACATCTAATGTGCTTCCGTCATAAGTAAGACCTGATTCTCCTTCTAAAGTATTAGTCGTTCCAGTAGCAGTAACAATTCTGTTGTCTGCTTGATTATTGATTGTTACTCCAGCAGGGACAGACTGCCAAGAACAAGTCCCATCTCCATCTTCTCTTAGGAATTTAGTACCGCCTGATTCGCCTGTAGATAATATTGCTGTTCCTTCTGGAGTTGAAGAAATTGTTTGCCAACTAAGAACACCAGAGCCATCACTACTTAATACTTGACCTGATGAAGTTGCATCAGCAGCAGGTAATGTCCAAGTTAAATCAGTTGCTATTGCAGCAGGAGCTTTAAAACCTACATAATTTGATCCAGTTCCTGTTTCTACAAAGTTAAGATCTCCTACTATATGATGATCTTTTTTAGAAGTGATAAGGTTGCTTGCAATCGTTAAATGTGAAACACCACTGACTTGATGATCGAAATTATGCGATGTGTTGAACTGAACTATCCCGACAGAATTCCATACGTTGTAATAAGTAGAACCTGCGGTACTGAAATATAGCTGCGTCTTTCCATTCCCTGCACTTGTCCCACCACCGATTTGGAGAATTCTGTCATCTTCAATTGTTAGCTTGTCTCCACTACTACCATTAAGATTTACAGATCCGCTGAAAGTACCTCCTGCAAGGGGCATTTTAGTAGCATCAGTAGCTGAATCCGCTGCCCATTCAAGTGTTGTCGGAGTTCCACTAGAGGCTTTTAATACCTGACCTGCACTAGGACTGGTATTTGGAAGTGTGTATGTAATGTCGCTTGACTGAGCTTGTGCTTTAAAGGCTGTGTAATTTGAGCCGTCACCTGTAGCTTCAAATAGCCTCAGTTCTTTTTCATTGTCGATACTGACGTTACCTGTGAAGGTACTTCCTGTCGTTTGAGCAGCATTAGCCGCATTAGTATTTGCTGTAGTGGCTAAGTCAAATGCTGACTTAAGTGCATTTGCTGTAGCTGCCTCACTTGTTGAAGTTGAGTTGGTCGAATCATTTAACTGAACTACTCCAGCGGCTGATGTGCTGGCTGCTGTTACTTTTGAACCATCGATAGCAGCCGTCCCGCTAACCATTGAGTTAACAATTTTTCCTGCGCCAATTGCCGTAAGACCCGCATTATCAATTGAAATATCCCCAGTTACAGGTACTCCTGCTACCTCGTTGCTTGCGTTACCTACAAGTATCGAAGCTGATGTTAGTGAAGCAAGTTTGGTAAACGCGATTGAAGCGTTGGCATCTAAATTTGTATTTGTAAGACTTCCATCAACCATCGTTGATGTGACCGTATCTGTGTCACCCGTTGTTATTAAAGTACCGGTGATATTTGGAAGAGTTACGATTTTATCGCTAACACTTGGATCTTGAGCAACCAACTTTGTTTCAAAGGCATCTGCCGTTGACCCCTCAAAAACAAGACTTCCAGTTGATCCAATTAGTAACTCACCTGTAATCTCGCCTCCGCTTTTAGCTAATTTCTCTGTTTCAATCTCATCGATTGCTGACTGAACATTTGTCGCACTTAACTGTCCAAAAGGTGTGTAGGAAATTTGGGATGCAATCTGACTGGATACAGTTGTAGAAAGATCGATCTCAACCCAATTACTACCTGATGTATTAGTTACTCCGAGCAAATAATCGGGTGGCGACAATTGACCCGTTATTCCAGCAACACCACTCGGGGTTCCTTGCACCGAGACAACAACGTAACCCCCATCAACTGATTCCGATGCAACTGGCAGATTTTGTCCGACAGTTAAACCGGCGGCAGCACCCGCACTCGTTACAAAGTCAACCTGCGACTGCGATGCGTCGTAAGTTCCTAATCTCACCAACGCTCCTTTTGTAAGCGTGGTAATTGGATTCCAAGCGTTCCCGTCCCACAAAAACGCATCTTCCGCAATCGGATCGAACAGTAGCTGGCCTGTAAATAATGCAGTGGGATATCCAAGCTGCGCTATTGATTGAATAATGGTTGTTGAAGAGTTACTTAACTTCGTTCCATCAATAGAATCAGCAGCTATTCTTCCAGCGTCAAAGCTACCTGATGTAATCTTTGCCGCACTTAACGCAGGGATTTCGGCGGCTGTTAATGATGTACCTGATGTAACAACTCCTTTACTTGTTACGGTAACTGACTGATATGTACCGGCAGATATACCACTACTAGAAGTTGTAAGATTTCCGCTTGCATCAACGCTTAAGCCCCCTCCAGACTGAACAATCACACCTCCTTTAGCACTGGTTGTTGCTGTCGGGATGTCTGAACTAGTTAAGGCAGTTATAGATGTGATTAACCCTCTAGCATCAACGCTTACTCCTGATACTGTTGTCGGAGAAATTGAGTTGGTTAATGATAATGCACCTGCATTAGTTATAGATAAACCTGATCCTGTTGGTACAGAAACACCACCAACATTCGTCGCATCTGCTACTGGTAGATCACTAGAAGCGAGACTTGCTGTTCCTGTAACAAGACCTTCACTTGAGAAGGAGATTCCGGCACTTGTTCCCGCAGTAACTGAATTATCAATTACGACCTTATTGGCTGAGATTGTTAGGCCATTACCTAAGTCACTAGCGACTAAAGCTGTCGCAGGTACAGATCCCGCTGTTAATTTTGCTCCACTAACGTCAGCTATCTTTGCATCGGTAACGCTTGCGTCAATAAGAGCCGCCGTATCCACAGATAAGTTAGCGAGTTCAACCGCAGTCACGGAATTTGTTCCGAGTTCAGTTGAAGTAACACTTCCTCCAACTAACTTAGATCCCTGAATACTTCCAGCTAGCTGAGCATTTGTGATTGTTCCTGCTAGAGAAGACGCTGGATAGTTAGTTGCATCAGTGAGATCAAGAGCAGGTGTGGTATCGCTATCTCCTAAATTGAATGTGACTCCACCAATACCTATTGAAGAATTAGCTAACTTAGAATTTGCAATCGAACCACCTAACTGAGCATTCGATACAGTTCCTGTTAAAGATGACGCGGGATAATTAGTTGCACTTGTTAGGTCTAAAGCTGGTGTGGCGTTAGTTGCTCCGAGACTTAGAGAAACCCCACCTAAAGATATGGATGAATTAGCTAATTTATTATTTGCAATCGAACCTGTTAGCTGAGCGTTAGATACTGTTCCACTTAATGAAGATGCCGGATAATTAATTGCATCAGTTAGATCAAGAGCAGGTGTAGCGTCCGTACTACCAAGAGAAATGGTTAAGCCGCCAAGACTAAAACTTGAATGCTCTAGCTTCGCATTGGTGACACTTCCATCGGTAAGGCTGCTTGTAACTACTGCATTACTACCAAGACTTGCTAAAGCAGAACCCGGTATAGAACCCGCGTCTATCAAGGAGACTCCCTGCTGAACCAAGTTTTTAGCTGTGATTTTTCGTGATTCAGTACCACTTACATCTACGACTACTAACTCATCTACCGCTGCCAAAGTAGCTAACGGTGATAAAGCACTAATTTTCTGATCAGCCATTTAATTCAACACACTTTTACTTATCTTAGTTCAGCTACCTAGATAAGTTACTGATCTTCTAAGAAAATCTTACTTCCATCCTCTTTTAATACAAAGTCTGCGTCTTCTTTAAGTAAGTGTGCATCTATCGCTCCTACTTTCAATTTGAATTTTCCGTTAGTAATAAAATCTATACGTGCCTCTAAAACTCCTGCTGCTGGAACAGTTATGGCGCAATTAGTAACTTGTGCCTCACATTCATACCATGCGTTATTAGGCGAACTTAATCTTTCACGAAATAAATAAAATTTACCTAAAAATTCTGAACCTTGATTTAAACGAAGAATTAAACGGGCTAAATAAGATGCAAATTCAGGTTTTACGGCATGTCTGGTATCCGGATCATTCAATAAATAACGATGCTCCCAGAAACACGTAACAGAACCTTGCCCCTGAATCAAGCCATTCTCATACTGCTTTTTAAAAGTATCTCCTAAAGTTTCAGTCTGTACTAATTCGCGAACTGTCGTAAATTCATAATTAGTTACCTTTGCCATTGGCCTGTAGCTATTGTCTCTTGCTTTAAAAAACAAGTCTTGAGGATTACTAGGTGTAACTAATGCAAGAGCATTAGCAGCAAGACCCTCAAGAGCCATATCAAAACTCTCAAAAAGCCGCAGTCCTCCGGCAGCATCGACATTGACATACCAACTACCGTCTGGATAGTTATGACCACTCACTAATTCCATATCACTATCATCTACAGTCGAAATATCTAAACGATCTCCCGTAATAACAGAAGAATCAATATCTAAGACAGAGAATCTCTTCTTTCCTGTATTGACATCATCAGGGTTAAGCGTAGCCCTGACAACGTATTCCAACGAAGTGCGCTGTAGTTCAATATAACCGGTATCACCCTTTACTACTGAAGACATTAGATAGTAACCGCTGTAGGTGCGCCATTAGAAATAAAGCTTACGTCTGCTGCTAAAACTTCCCCTTGAGAACTGCTCATTGAAACATTAGTCAAGATAACCTTTAGTTCAATCTGCTTATTATTTGATTGATAATCCTTAAACCCAAGTTTTAATGTCGTCGCTGTCTCTCCTGTTGTGGCATTTTGTTTAGCAGCAACACCGGGTATAGAAGAAGATGACCTTGCTTTAATCATTTTATTTATTAATTTATTAGCATCACCGCTACCACTGCTATCGCTATGGTAGTAAATCCTGCAACTACCGCTAATACTCCGGATTCCTTCTGTCGCTGTGGTGTCTGTGTCCGAAAGACAAGTTGTATCAAGAGTTGCTTGCGTTGAAGAGAAACTCCAAGAGACTACCTTAGCGGCAATAGTACCGTCTATATACAGGTGTCCATCTTGTCCTGAGTAATAAGCCACTGGGTTAAGTCATACTAATTAACTTAGTTTAGGCGCATCTAGGCAAGCGACAAAGTTACAAGTGACATTACTGATGCCTTTTTGCACACTTGTAATTTTTGGAGGCTCAGAATAACGCCATCTAAGACCGTCTTCACGAAAATAACTAGGGAGATTTCCTTCTAAGCCAGCGAGCCCATTAAATGAGCTAAAAGTTACCCATCTAGTCTTTTCATTAGCGGCTGACCAATTCTCGTTAACAAGTACGTAGTGAGTAAGGATATCGTCAGCATCACTATCTTTTATGTTCTTAAAAGTTAAAGATAAAGTCGATTCAGATCTCTTATTGCCGTAACGCAAATAAGTTTTAACACCATTAAGCGCAACAAATTCTTGTGTTGCATACTCACCGGGAGTATAAGATCTCGAAGTAGGTAAGACCGTTGGGAATGCTTGTGCGCCTGTTGCCATTACCAGCCTCCTATAGGTACTTGAGCAGAGTCAGTTTCCACAAACTCTTGAGATGATGGATTCCCTTCAACCATAAACCAATCTAAAACAGCTAGTGATCCAGAGCTAGTTAAAGGAACAAAGCTTCCTGCTATTTCCACTAATCCCTCATCAGTGTATGAGATAGATTCCACTTTATAGACTCTGTTCTCTGTTGTGGCGTTTCTTCTTGTAAATAGTGATCCCCAATAAGCTTGAGAAACAACAGTAGGATGTAATACACCTTCTAAAACTTGAGTCGAACCCGGCTTCCAATAATAAATATCTATTGCACTTGTTATAGGCTCCCGAGTAACAACCTCACCAGTATCAGTAATTGCTCCATTACTAAAGCGACTGGTATGACTTACTTCTGAAACAAGTCTAAAGTAATCTCCCGGTATTAATCCAACACAATTCTGAGGGCTAGTCTTAAAAGTTAAACCGTGATCAACTAACTGTCTTGTCTTAATTGCATATCTAGCGAAACGTCGTGCATGGTCCCGACTTGTGCAAAAACCAGAAAGATCAAACCGTTCTACAGGTAAAACACTTCCATACGGTGTTTCCCTATTTAGCTGTACTGTAATAGTTTTTGTTTCTGCAAATCTATTTGGAACTTCTTGCCTATACATAACGACTGCCTTAAATAGTTGACGCTCTTCTGGACTAAGAAATGACACCTTTAAATCACTAATATTTCCGTCGCTAAATAGAGCTTTTATTTGAGGTTTATCCGCATTTTTAATTTCACCGGGATTACCATTACTATCTACATAATGTGGAACAGTAGGCTTTAAAGAGAAACGCCCACCAATAACAGTGAAGTCTAAAAACATATAGCCACTCATCTCATATAGAAATTCTCTTAGATTTAGATTAGTCGAAATCATTCCGTCCCAATAAAAACCATTATTTCTACAAAATTTGGCTGCGTAGGTTAACTCTTCTTTATTTACAGACTCCACGCCAATCAAACTACCTGCACCTATCTTCGGATCAGTTAATAAAGCATAGGCAATCTCAGGGAACAGATTAGTTGGTCCTCTACCACCATCTATTAATCGTTCAACTACTATTCCTTCTTTAAAGTATGCAGAGAATTGAGAAAAATTATTCCATTCTTTTGAACTATTAAGACGTAATCCAGCAAAAGCTAAATCCATATAGTTAGCCGGACCTGTTTCATCAGGCTCGGTTATTTGATTGACATAACAGACTTGATGTTCTGGATTATTTTTATTACTAGCATTATCACTCTCGTAATATTGGGGGAAATCGATAATCTTATCGTAGGGATTAAGGTTATTAATAAGTGTCGATCCTGTTTCGTTAGTAGTTGCCGTATCGACTGTTATCTGGATTGGTGTAGCAGGAAAATTATGACCGTCTGAACTACCTGTCTGTGCAGGAATAATGACTGTTTCACCGTCTTTATAGCCATCACCGGGCGCATTAATAGACCACTGAGCCACATAACCAGTTGCATTTGAGACGACTCTAAGATTTAAAGCTAATCCTGTTCCACTTCCTTGGGTTGGATAAACTATGCCGTTAAAATCATCTCCCGCAGGTACTTCCTGCTGTACTTGAGCCAATACACTGTATTGAATCAAAGTCATAGTCGGGTCTTCAGGATGCGTAGTCCGTACTTGTTCGTATGGTCTGTACCTGTAATTACCTGTTCTGGGCTTAAACCATATTGTATCTATGTCTTCACCCCAAACTGTTCCATTAACTAATGAACCTAAAGTCGGACCCCTGTGAAATGAGTTAATGTAAAAATTCCAGTAAGTAACTCCTCTGGCATCCTTAGCAGTAGTAACTAAAGTCACATTTTTGTAGTGACCTGCTGTAGGACCAACGGGGTAAAAGTAATAAGCAGGAGAATATAACCCCGAAACAGGTGAATCGACCCATCCCGTTTCTGTAGGCCACACAAGAGGTTGCCCCTGACCTGCCGTATCTGTCCTATTTAAAGAAATAACAGGACCGGTATTCTCGACAAGGCTTAAAGTTTGTCCGATATCTTGTACCCACTCCGCATTACTTACTCGGTCAGCCGTTAAAAAAACATCATCACGACCAATAAATCGAATACTAAATCCATTTGAATCAAAACTTTTAACAGCGTCGTAATCTTCCGAATAAGACGCATTTAAAATATTGACTCGTTTACTTGAGCTTGGTGTTTCACCTACACAATTTTTTGCTACATCATTACCCGGCCAAGGCAAAAGCCTATAAACATATTGACCTTTTTGTGGATGTCTAATTGACAGATAATTGAACTGATCTTGTGGTGTCTTTCCGACGATACAAAATAAACCCGAATGTGTATTACTTTCATTAGAAAGGGTATACCAGAAATCACCTTGCTTTACTTGTAGCTTGAAGAAACTAAATCTACTTATGTTTCTCTGAATACTACCTAGAGAGATAGCAGCTCTGTCTTCCCAATATCTATAAATTGTTGCTGAATCAGGATGGCTATTGATGTTTTGACCGTTAATCTGTTTATTTACCTTTGACTTAAGTCCAATTTCAGTTACATCACATTCTCTTGTGTTTGTAACCGTAGCGATGGCACACTTCTGTAATACATAAATATCCTGTGGACTGTATAAACTATTTTTAGCTTCTGTAAAAGACCTTTCGTCTCCGCTATAAACAGGGTTATTAAGATGATTTTCAATATTAATGGTATCTACTTTTCCCGCTTCTACGACTACAAAATGATAGGTCTTTTTTATACCTGTTTCCCAAGTTTTGCCCGGACTATTAGGATCGCTAACTATCCTGTCTAAACGAGCTAAAGCAGTCCCAATCATATAAGATTCACCTATTGAAAGAGTTGCATCTGAATCCTCACGAATATTTCTAATAGCTGATTTAATATCTTCTACTTTCCAAGGTTCATTCGTTTCTGCATTTTCTTGTTCTGTTCCTGAAACTTCATAAGTAAGAGTGTGTCCCGCAATAACATGAACATCTTTTCTGTCGCCTGTTAATCCACGTGCTTCAATTAGACCTGAGCGTGTAGGCCATGATGTTGCATTTTTTCTCTTCTTTTTCCATGTATCTTGAATTGTCTGAGGCGACATACCTCGAAGTTCCATTATGAATTCAAAAGGTAATTTATATTGATTACCGTTAGGCATAGAACTGTAGAGACCAAAAATAGCCTGTGTTGTTGGGTTACTAGCTCCACTTAAAGCTTTTACAGTTGTCTCTTGGTTGTAACCGGAATACTTTTTAGTAACAGGAAATTCAATGGAGAATGGATCTGTTACCCCTTCAATAGTTTTAAAAGAAGACTCAGATAATGTTCCCTGATCATACTTATCTGCGATTGTTATTCGATTATCTTGGACTTCATTTCCACTCCTGAAATAAAGAGCAATTTTTGACTTGTTATAGGAACTAAGTATTAAATCACCGATTGCATAACCATCAAAGTCAGGTGGAGAAGCTATAGGCCCATGTGAGAACAATGCAAGTATCTTTAGTTGCTGAGAACTACCCTGACTTAAAAACTGTGACCATAGAAGTTGAGAATTAACGCGAATACCTCCACACCATTGACTGTTTTCGTAATGCTGTTTAGTAAAAATTAAAGGTATTGCAGATCCTAATGCAGCTAACTCTTGTACTGAATTAAATCCTGATTGAGGTGCGTAAGCGCGTGAACCATAATTATCTGCTGTTCTTAGATTTGTCCCTGCTGTCTTTGATCTGGGTTTTGGTGCTAATAAGCTAGCTATGTAATTAATTGAGATACCTATTACGATATTTGCTACTACCATTCCAGCCTTCGTAGCGAAGAAGGTGGATACTGGGTCATTTACGATATTAGGAACAAGATCATATTCACTCGGTCGAGTGGGCCGATGCAACTGAATTAAGTCAACAAAACCCCAATAATCAGATTCTTCAATACCTAAAGCATTACAAAGTTCGGCTTCCGCTGGAAGTAAACGTCGTGGACCAGCAGGCCGTCGATAGGACTCCATCGAACCACCGACTCGTCGAATATCTTTTGGAAGCTCAGCCATCCCTCTAAATAAAAAGATGCCATACCTAAACCGCTATCGGATTCACATAAGGCTATTGTTCCTAGTTTAGGGGTTGTTTTGACTCCCCACCGATTTAATTCCTCAGAGAAAACACTGTAATCTTTTTTCCTTAGTCGTCTATACCAGTCTCTCTGAGTTGGTGGAAGCTCAAAACCATAGAACCCAACAACTGTTCTAGCTAAGGAAAGACAGTCAGCAGCTCCATGTTTAACTGGATCAGCACCTAACCTATATGACATTCCAAGTAAATTAGAAGGATTCACATATTCTGAACTGACCCAGTTACAGGTAGTTGACCTACTTGCTCTGTCGTTAAAACACGGGTTGGGCAGTTTGCGCCTACCGCATCAATAGCACTACTTAATAAAACTTCTATTGTTTCAGGGTCATAGCTCATGCTTGCCGCTATCCATTTCTCATCAGTCATCACAGTCTGAATATTTGAAAAAGCAGAATCCATAATGCAGGTTGTAACTTGAATACTCCATCTACTTTCAACCGCTTCCTTCGCGTAATTCATTGATAACTTATTAGCTACTGTCGTTGGTACATCTCTAGATCCAGTATTAGCCAAGATGATAGAAGCCTCTAAGTTATCTCCACTACGTGATTTTGCTGCACCCTGATAAAGGAAACTTAGATACTTATAGTCTTTAGATGTTTCCGGTAATTTATTGTCTCTAATAAGTCCATTATTTGTACCGTCACCGTAATTACCGTTTTGAAACAGATATTGAAGATTACCTTGTTTATCTGTAATCGTCAGGAAATTAGTTAAGGCAATGATTGTCATAAACCTAACCTCGCTCTCTGGCTACGAGAATTTTTTAATTCGTTAAAAGTCTTTGATGCACCTGCACTAGCTCCAGCCTTCGCTGCACTATTAATAATCTGTGGAACCGCTGAGCGTGGTACGTACTCATCACCATTGAAGTTAAGAGTAGGACCGGTGTAATTAACTGTGACTTCACCAGACCCTCCCGCAGAATTACCAGTACCGCCAACACCACCGGGAACGACTGAGCTACCTCGATGACCTGCCTGATACCTAGAAAGACTTTCGTTAAGTTTGGATTCAGGTATTACGTATTCCCCCTCAGACCCTTCTCCGATAAGAGCTTTAGTCGGACGGTCAACGTATCCTCCAGAGGCAAAATTATAATTACCTCCTGTATTAGTAATAGTGTCAGGAATTGCAGGAAGAGGAGCAGGAGGTAAGTAAGACCCAAGAGAATCTCCTACCTGACTACCTATGCTCGATGTACCGCCCAAATCAAAACTCTTAAAGAGTGAACCCATTAAGAACTTCGTTAATCCTTTTGTCGCTGCCGCTGCTGCCATATCTGCGGCGGTCTGTATGAACGTATTACCAATACGAGTCAACATACTTGCAATAGCATCTCCCATACTCTTAGTACCTTGGACAACTTCTTGAATTGCTTGGGAGAAACTATCGTTGAAAGTTTCCGTGATTACTTTTAGTTGCTCAACAGGGTTGTATAGATCTCTTAATCTCTTAGCTGCTTCTTCTTGCAACTCTTTAAAGGCAACTTTATTAGAAACAGTCTGCTCTTCTAGCTCACTTAATGTTCTTATAGACTGCTCCACACCCGTTAAGTCCGTTTTGGGGAACTGCATCTTCAACTCATTTAATTGTCTTTGGATTTCCGCTTCTTTTACTCCAAGTGCAATTCGATCCCTCTGGAATTGCAAGTCGATTTTTAGACGATCTTCGATCTTTTTCCAATCCGCTTTACGCTTAGCTTCTGCTTTAGGATCTCCCCCTTCGGGTTTTTCACCTTTTGTACCCGTAGTTTTCACTTGATTATCTAACTCTTCCTCTAATGAACTTATTCTATTTTTAAGCCCTTGGATAAAATTTTTGTTGCCTTCAAAGCCGGCTGTACCTTCCAATCCTTGTTTAAATCCAAGCCCCTTTAAGCCCTTATTTGCTTTGTCTTGTAGCTCAAAAAGTTTCTCCCAGAAACGTAATTCGCCTTTTAACTTATTAATTTGATTCTCAAGACCCACACCTAAAAACTTCTTAATAGCATTTATTGATTTTGTAGTCGCATCAACTATTCCCGTAGCTAAATTCTGGAAGAATGCACCGATATTTTTAAAGATAGGCCCGAGTGCTAACTCAAGTTCAGACATACTAAACTTAAGGCGTTCACCGGCATTCATAGTACTCTTGATTATACCTTCCGCTGATTCTCCATACTTTTTCTCTAAATGTTCTCCCAGATTAACTATATCTTGCACCGTTACTTTTCCTTCATCAAATAGAGTATCTAATTCCGCAGTTGTTATTTTCATAGAGGCTGCTAATTCGGGAATAACTACACTTAATCTTTCACCGATTTGCCCCCGAATTTCTTCAGCAGCAGCCTTGCCCTTTCCTAACACCTGAGAAAGTGCAAGCATAACCCCGTTGAAATTTTGGGTATCTCCTTCTGTCGCCACCAACGCCGAACTAAAGCCTTTCATCATTGTCTTCATCTCGTCTACCTCGAATCCACTAGCTGATGCGGCTGCCTGTAATCGAGTAAAGCTCTTCATTACTTTTGCTTGCGGAATTAGCAATTTCTTTGAAATTTCATCTACTGCACTTAAAGACTTTGCATAGTCCTCGTTACTAGAAACTACTCCTGTTAGGGCTAGCTTCATTTTTTCAAATTCTGAAGAAGCTATTGTTGATTGACGAGCAAATTTAGCTATCTCAAATCCTGCGGTTAGGGCTCCGGCGGCAACCGCACCCCAGACACCTCCGACTGCTGAACCTGTCGCTATCTTGCCAGCGACAAAACCTCCTACTAATGTTTGACTACCCGGTATTCCTGATAAGGCTGCGGCAGTACCAGCACCCGCCATCGCTCCCTTACCCATCGGGTTAGTCGCTTTACCTGCTATCTGATCAGAACGGTTCTTTTGTGCGTTCTTTACTTTTCCTAGTAGTCCTACTTGTTGTTTTAGTTGCTCGTTATACCTTCTATTCCAATTTGTTAGTGCCTCTACTTGTAAAGTTGCATTCCTGTTTTCTTTCTTGCTCATATTCTGAGCAAACTTCTGTCGTCTCTTAGCTTTAGTTAGCTTCTCTTCGTTTTGTGCAAGTTTTA